GCTGGCACCCTCGTAGGCGCGCACCAGCATTTCCCGGGCGACCTGGCGGCGCACGCCCTGCGCGGGCGAGAAATAGCCGACAACACGATCGACCAGCGTGGGGGAGGCCCTGCGGGGCACGGTACGGCGCTGCATGATCAGCGGTCCCGGAGGCCGGCGAAGCGAAAGCGCGCCACCAGGGCGCGCGGCTGGCCGGTGCCGGCCACGGCTGAGATCTGCGTGTGCAGATCCCGGCGCGCGGCCTTCATCTCATCCAGGCTGCGATAGGTGACCGAGGCACCATCCTCGGTCGTAATGGTGCGCTCGCCACTGTGGATGGCGGCATTGAGGCGCGCGAGGCGCATCTGTAGGTCTTGGAGCGTGCTCATATGCCGCACGCTACCGGGGCAACTGTCTCATTTCCCGGAAACCTGAGACGGATTCAGCCGACTCGCTTCTAGGTACCGGTACACCGTGGCCCGACTGATGCCCAGCGTGCGCGCCACAGCCTTGGCGTTGCGCCCGTTCCACAGCCGCAGCACCTGCCGGCGTTCCTCTGCCTTGCCCACGGAAGACCGGGCGGGAATGTAGGCATCCTGGCCGGCGAACTCGCTGCGCAGCTGCTGCTGGACACGCTCAACAATGGCTGGGCTGCCACGCAACTCGGGTAACAGTTCGACCAGATAGTCGAACATGCGGTCCACGAGGTCTGGTGCGAAATCCGCTTCTGGCGTGGCGGGCGACTTGGCTGCGTCCGGTTGCATGAGGGGCAGAGTGGTGTTGGATTTGGAGGTCATGAGGGCTACCAGGAACGGGAGAAACCGCCGTTTCGGCGAATGGGAGCAGCACGGCGCGGCGCTGGGTCCGGAGCACGGGCAGGTGATGGGGTGGAAGCAGGCAGCGGGGGTGAAGCGGCGGCAGCTGCAGCGGCAGGCAGTGCGCCAACGGGTGGCAGTTCAGGCGGGCTGAAGAGGTCGCGGGCTGGCTGCACCATCTGCTCGACCTGCGACCAGCGCGCATCGGTGTACTTGTGCAAGCCCTGGGCCATGGCCGCGTGGATGGCGTAGTTGCGGCAGTCCAGATCCTCATTGCGCTGGCGGCGCTTGACCCAGCGGTAGGCCTCGCGGCCCTGGACCTTGGCCAGGATGCGCTGCTCTGCGGTCAGCTGCTCGAAGAACTCGCGCGGCAGGTCCTCGCTGAAATGCACGCACCCCGGGCCGGCGTCCGTGATCGCCAGCTGGCCCAGCAGCAGATCCTTGGCGTTGTCCACGCCAACCAGCCAGAGCTTGATGCCCTGCTTGATCTTCTGGCCGCGCCAGTCCAGGTCCTGCATGCTGGCCGGTCCCACGATGGGCCGGTTGTCGTTGTTGTCGCCCTTGATGGCGCGCAGGTTGGGCAACATATGCTGGTGCGTGCGGACGTAGTTGTAGACCGCCTGCGTCTGGTCCGACGAGTCGATGCTGATGGCGCTCAGTCCCAGGCTGCCACCGTGCCAGGCCTGGCGGTAGCGGCGCTGCAGGTAGGCCGTCACGGGCGCCCAGTCGCCTTCGCTGGAAGGATTGCCCTCGATGATGTGGCGGTCCACGATCCAGCTTTCCATGCCACGGCCCCATGCCCAGACGTTGATCTGCCACCAGGTGCGCTGCACGTCTACGCCAGCCGCCAGCACCAGGCCACCCACGGGCACCGTGCCCAGGGCGTAGGGCTCGGCGCGGGCCTGCAGCACATGGTCGTCGGTGCCCTCCCCCTTTAGTTCCCAGGCCTGGCCCAGCGTCTCGTTGGTGAACGAGGTCATGGGGCCTGCATCGCCCTCCTGCAGCGCGCGGTGGGCCTTCTCGAACTCGTCCACGATGGACGCCCAGGTGCGCTGCGGGCTGTAGGCAGCCCAGATGTGCACGCCCAGCGTGCGCGGGGGCCTGCAGGGCGTGCCATCAGCCGTGCGCCAGATGCGGTCGGTGCCGAAGCGGCGGCCAGACCGCCGGCACACCCAGGCGCCCGTCAGCGGCCAGCCGCCCGGCAGGTACTCGGCCTGGCTGATGGACTCCCGGCAGTGGGGGCACATGTGGCGCACAGTCTCGGGCTTGCCGGCCTCCCACTTGAAGCCGTGCATGGCCTCCTTGCCGCCCCAGGTCAGGGGGTGCTCTGCCTCGCAGCGCGGGCACTCGATCAGGTAATCGACCTCGTCCTCGGAATCTTCGCAGGCGCGGCTGACGTGGCACAGGCCCTTGATGCCGGGCGTGCTGCCGCCGATGAACTTGGGGTAAGGAGCGCCTTCCAGCCGGCCCTTGGCCAAGGTGCCCGGCGAGCCCGCCGACTTGTCCTTGCTGCCGCCGATGGTCTGGTCGAACGCCGTCCATTCATCCAGGATGGCCACGGCCACCGTGATCCGGCGGTAGGCCCGCGCAGCCTTGCCGCCCAGCAGGTGCAGCACGCTGTCGCGGAAAGGCTTGTACTTGATGGTCTCCTCGACCCGGCTGCCCTGCTTGCGGGCCGCGATCACCGAGGGCACGCCGTCCTTGCTGTCCAGCAGGGGCTCGATCTCGGTCTTGACGAAGCTGTCACGGTCGTCGTCCGTGGGCTGCCACAGCGCCTGCTTGCGGCGGCGGTGCGCGATGTTGTAGCAGACGAAGGCGGTGATCATCTTCGAGTAGCCGACGCGCTTGGACTTCTTGACGGCCAGTTCCTCGATGCGGTCATCGGACATGAAGTCCAGGATCCCGATCTGGAACGGCCAGGCCACCCAACCGCCCTTCTGGTGGCTGGATTCGCCGGCCAGCAGGAAGTGGTCGGCAGCCCATTCGGACAGTGTTTGCGGGGCGTCCGCTCGCAGGCTGGAAAGGCCCAGCTGCGCGGCGGCCTGGATGGCGGAAATCGCCTCTCTCGACAGGGGTGCGCTCAAAATGCGGCCTCCTCGTCCAGCTCATCCTCGTCAGGAGCCTCGGCCATGGCCGCCACGCGCTCGCCGATCAGCTTGGACGTGACCCGAATCCACTCATTGCGGGCATCGGCCAGCACGCGCAGCACCGTGACGCGGGCATCCTCTGGCAGATCCGGGCAGGCCTTGCGCAGCTGGCCCTCGATCTGGTCCATGCGATCTACCACGGCCGAGCTGGCGAGCCCCAGGACATCGGCCAGGGCGCCGATGGGCGCGAATTCGCCACGGGCGACGGCGTTTTTCAGTTCCTGGGCCTCGCGCTGGGAGCGCGCCAGCGCCGCACGTTCCTGGACCAGGTCCAGACCACCCACGCCGGCAGAAGCACGGCCAGCGGCCTGGTCGCGCAGCCGCTCGCAGTAGCCCAGCAGCCATTCGTGGCCCGTATCGCCTCGGACGATCACGCCTTCGCTCACCAGCTGGCTCACGCGGGCCTCGCTGACACCGATCAAAGCCGCAAATTCTGCTTGCGAAATAGGAGCATCAAAGTAAGGCAGGACCTTCACTTAACCCCCTTAGGAAGGTTGCGCAACAGTCCGAGAGCGCGGCTCGAATTACCCGCTTCCAAGGGGGCCAAAAAGGACCCGCGATCCTGCCTGTTTTTTGAGCACATCGAGAGGGGCGCCGCCGCGCCGATGAGGGTGCGCACCGTCATGCCGACACCCCCTGACGCTCGGCCAGCAGCGCGTGCACCGCCGCCTCGTAGTCCGCGAACGCTCGCCGCAGGCCCTGCCCTGCTCGCGCATCGCACCAGTCGTCGTAGCCCGGCATGCCCAGGCTGGCCGCCATGCCCTCGACGCCGCTGCGCGTGTCCGCCCAGTTGTCGGGCTGCTGCCCCTCTCCAGCCGCAGAGGCCAGCATCACCACGTCCCTCCAACGCTGCTCACGCACCCAGCGCAGCAGGCTGGGGCAGGCCTTGCCATCCTTCGCCGCCAGCAGTCCACGCTGCTGCTCAGCGGCAGCCAGCAGTTCCTCGGCGGTCACGTCGCCACGGGCGATGGCATCGGCCACGGCGTCGGCCACGTCCACCAACCGGGTGCGCCGATGCTCCGGGAAGCTGCCTGCAAGTGCCGTGGCGATAGCCAATCCACCGTTCGCCCCCCCTGCAGGGGGGTTGGGGGGGATGTATTGGTTTTGGTTCTGGTTCTGGTTACCCGTGCCATCCCCGTGACAAGCCGTGTCACTGGCCGTGACATCAGCGTGACGCGTCGTGACACCAGACGTATCTGCAGCCAGCAAATCCATGCCATTGAGCGTGACACTGGTGTCTGTCACAACGATTCCATGCTGACGGCACAGCGCCATCAACTCGGCCATCTGCGTCTTCAAGTTGGGCACGATGCCCAGTGAACGAAGTGCAGAAAAGATAGCACTACGCCTAGCCCTGCTCCGCTTCTGCCGCAGATGCTCATTGCTCTTTACCTCGTTGCGCCCCTCCTGCTGCTGTCGGAACTGGGCCACGATCTGCTCGCATTCGTCGTTCTGATATCGGCCATCGGGCAGCTGCGTAAAGAACTCAGCCAGCACGAACTGCAGGGCATCGATCTCTTCCGGCGACCGGCACAGCAGGCGCCGCGCCAGTAGATCGAAGCTTGAGCCGTCCAACGCTGCCTCGGTGTCACAGTACATGTCACGCATGTCACGGTAGATGGCACGCTCCAGCCGTGACAAGTGCCGTGTCGCGGTGTTGAAGTCGCCGATGTGGTGGGGGTAGTGATTCATGCCTGCTCAACCTTCGATATCGATTCAGTCCGTCAACGTCGCCTGCTGCAGGCGGCAGCGCACAGGCTTGACCAGGCGATGCGGCGGCAGGGAGCAGGCCCGCGCCGCCACCTCCTCCACGCGCTTGGCCGCGACCAAGGCATTGACCGTGCTGGCCACGCTGGAGATCTCCAGCCATTCGCCCGTGCACTCGTTGTGAAAGTCCCGCAGCTCGCGCCGGCTCAGGGCGAGCTGCCCCCGGCGGTGGGCCTCGGCCAGGCTGCTGTACAGCCGTTCGTTGAGGCGCACCCGCGTGGCATTGCCAATGGCGGAAAACGAATCCGCCTTGGTGTCATGCGAGGTCACCTGATGCGTGGTGTGTTGCATGTCTATCTCTCCTGATATCAGCCGGGCCGTCAGCCCTGACTGGCTTTCTTGAATGCGTCGTAGACGCGGCCACGGACCCAGCGGGGAATCAGCTCATCGACGGCCGAGCGCTTGCGCACTGCCTCCAGGCTGATGCGGGGCTTGTAGTTGCCACCGCGCACGAACATCAGCACCGGCCGCACGTCTGCGCCGCCTGTGCCGGTCACCGCCCAGATGCCGGGCGGCAGATTGGATGCGCGCTTGTCGTACTCGCCGCGCGCTGTAGCCCGGGCACCGCCGCGCAGGCGGCCATAGGCCACGATGTAGCGAATGCCCTTCACCGGCCCCATGAAGCGCGCACCCTTGCCACCGCGCTGGTGCAGGGCCTGCATGCGCCGTTCGGTCATGTTGAATCGATAGCCGTGCGTGCCAAATGCCTGGAAATAGGCAATCAGTTGCACAAGGGTCGAACCCTTGAGATTGCCGCGTCCGTCATCGCTGCCTGGGTACGGCGTGGCCGGGATTGCGGTCTGGTAGCCAATGGGCAGAATGCCGGCCGTGCGCAGGGCCTTCTCGCTGCGCTTGTCACGGCGCCTGCCGCCGACCTCCTGCGCGGCCAGGATCTGCTGCGGGTCAACCCCTTTTCTGCCCATGTACGTTGGAACGACAACGGCATTGAGATTCGTCGGCGTGGCCTTCTCAACCTGAATCGACTGCAGGATGTAGTTTGTGGGTCGATCGAAGACGCTCTGCATTTCAGCGCGCATCGCATTTTTCACACGACCCAGCGCCATGTTGATGGACTCCGCTGTAGCCTGAGCAATCTGCCCGCTGTTGAGTCCCTGCAAAGCGCGCTTGTATCGATCACCGCCTGCAGGCTTGATATCAACCCGCATGGCAAGGCCCTCCAGATGCAGGCAAGCGTCGCGCTGCAGCACCCGCCAGATGTTGGGCCACAACAATCAGTTCTTGTACCTGCCGGTCAAGGCGCCGCACGGCATTGCGCGAGGGGAGAAGGTGCGCATCGGCAGCCGCACGCGTGACCTCCGCCACTTCAGTCTGAAAGCGCATAAAGGCCTCAACTGGATCACCGCCCGATTGGTCAGGAACCGTGCGGCGAACCTCGCACCCCAGTTGATGGGCCATCGCGTGGAGGATCGAGAAATTGCCCGTGACAGCCTGCAGCCTGACCGCCTCGGGCAGCGTGAGCTGATGGGTTTCATTGTTGGGATTGAGCTTGTGCTGCAGGGTGCCGGACTTGACGCCCATATCACGCGCCAACGTCGCAACGCCGCCTGGATGCGCTTGAGCCGTCAGGTACGCGGCATTGACAACATCCATGCCGCGCGCAATGTCGAATTGCCCCCCAGATTCGACATAGCCAGGCTCGATCCCAACTGAGAAAGTAAAGGCCATCAGCAACCCACCTCGGAACAAGACGAAATGGAAACAGACGCCAACACGAGCCACACGGCAGCCCATGGCAGCATTGAATGGGCGCAGGCCCTGGAGATGTTCCTGGGCCAGATGATCGAAGTCCTGGAGGGTGAAGGCAGATCCGGTTTCAGCGCGGGCGCGCTGGCCCGCTGGAGCATGCTGTGCTGCCAGCGCATGCAGGAGACAGGCAGCGCAACGCCGGAGGTGATTTCACAGCTGCGGAGTATTGCTGCGAGGCTTGTGGCATGAGAGCGCACAGAGGTGCCCGCCCCTGCCTTGGTTACGATGGAAGCTCTCACACCACCATCTATCTCGCCAAGGAGGGCGGACATGACAGGCATTGCAGAAGCGATAGCGGCTATCTCAGGAGTCAAGACAATCGCAGACGGTCTTGTATCCATGCGCGATGAAACGAAGGTGATGGAAACAAAGCTAGCGCTCATGGGGCAGCTCATGGACATCCGCCAAGCGCTCGATTCGCTCCAAGACCAATTGGCGGCGGTCAAGGCAGAGAAGGCCAAGCTGCAGCAGGAAAATTTGGAGTTGCAGCAGCGCCTGAATGCCGTAGACGAGTACGACTTGGTACAACTGGTTGGAGGCGTGCATGTCCTGGCCACGAAGCCACTCGACGGCTCTCCTCATAAGCCGCCCTATTACTGCCAGGCGTGTCACAGCGACGGCAAGAAGTCGGTACTCAGCTTTTCGGAATCCACTTTCGGTGAAAGCATATTCCCCGCAAATCTGAACTGCCAACGAAACCAAGCACACCAACTCGATCTCCCTGGCGGAACTATTGCGACACAAATCGGCTATTCGAAATAATCTATTCATATGCCCTCACAAGCAAACAGGCACACTGACAGATAATCTGAAATTTATGACTGCCATTTCTCATCAGAAAATTCACAAACTGTGTGACGAAATAGAGGCACTGCTTGCAGACGCCATGCCCAAGGCGGATGCAATGCGCTATCAGCGAATTGCTTTTGTAGCGAATGAACTCAAAGGCCTTGATCCGTACATCACAAGGAAAGCAGATCGACTGGTCAGCCGAGCAGGGATCTACCTGAGTGCCCGCAGACACCAAAGTGAGCAAGGAGGTGCCGAAGCTGTCATGCGTGAAATGCGCTACAGCCTGCTGAGTGCCATCCGCTCTCAGGCAAACGTGCTCCAGACGGGTATGGAATGAGGGGTCAGCCATGCTGCTTCTTGCCGTATCGGCCGATCTCGCGCAGAACTGCCTGTTTAGCAATCTCTGGCGCGCGATCTTGATCAAAGTCCGCCAGCGCGGTAGCCAGCATGAACATCAGCAACTGCGCCTCTTCTGGAGTGAACGAGCGCCGCACGGAGCGATGACCCTTGCGCAGCTCCATGCGCACACCGCCATTGGCACGAGAGAGCACCATGAACGCGGGACGGTAGAGGGGTTCAGCCATGAGCCACCTCCTCAACTTGGGTTGCGGGCTCTGCCAGTTCGGGCCAGATGTCCTGCCAGTCGTTGGGCCGCAGGTCTCGACGTGAGACAGCACCCTGCGTCGCCACCTCGATAGCTACCGCAGATTTCTCCGGCACCACGCGCTTTCCTGAGGCCCAACGGGACACATCAGGCCGGTGCGCTCCTATCCGATCAGCAAGTTCGCCGATCGACCCACGCCCCTTTTTGGAGATGTACTCATGGAGGTTCATGAGCAAATTATTAGCGATGCGCTACATATCGTCAATAGCGCCACGCGCTTTGCCAAAAGTAGCGTTTTGCTAAACCATCGCCCGATGGATCCGATTGAAGTGACTCGCCGCCGTAGACTCGCCATCCTTGTTGAGGAGGCAGGCTCACAAGCAGCTCTCGCTGAAAAAATAGGCAAAGCACCCGCTCAAATCAGTCAGTGGGTCCGCGCCCTACCGGACTCCAAAACGGGCAAGCCTCGCTCGATGAGCAAGGAGGCGGCAAGGGAGGTTGAAGCGCGTGTAGGCCGCCCTTCTGGATGGATGGACCAGCCGATCTCACAGGCTGTTTCTTCGAGCGATGTGGCCGCCACCCACCCCTCTGTTCCCTTCTGGCATGCGCCAGATGCGGTGCGAGTTCCCTTGCTATCTAACGGCGCCAGCATGGGACCAGGTGAAGCGCTACTTGAGTCCGATGTGATCGTCGGAGACCTTGCCTTGTCTCCGCACTGGATCAACCAGCACATCCGCCCACAAAATCACAGCGAGCTTCGTTTCATTCATGCCTATGGCGACAGCATGGCCCCAACCTTTACGGATGGTGATGTGCTGCTGGTTGATACGGGCCCAGGCGCCAAGGACCCACATACGCGCGAAGGCGTCTATGTTCTCCAAGCGGGGGACAAGAATTACGTCAAACGCGTGAGCCCAACGTTTGACGGCAAATTGCAAGTCACAAGTGACAACCCAAGCTCTAAGGTCGTTCAAATTCTGAACGGCGATCACCAAGTAGTTGTGATCGGAAGAGTCGTCTGGGCTTGGAACGGCCGACGCCTCTGACTGAACTAGCTAGCTAGCTCGCCACGAGCCTGACTGCTACTCATGACTCCTCTGAGGGGCAGCCAGGCGCAATTCAAAGCTCCATCTCAAAAAGTTAGCGCAACGCTATTGACCAAAATAGTAGCGTAGCGCTACTATTCATCCATCGCTTGACGGATAGCGATGGGCACCACGGCATCGACCGGGCAAGCCCCGGTCTTTCAAAAGTTGCACGCCGATGATGTCTGCTCGACCTGCCTGGCAGACCGGCACAAGCACCAGCGGGCATGGGCCGCTGCTCTGCGCGGGTAGTCCTGCCCGGTCCAGTCCTGCCTAAGCGCGGTAGACGGGCAACCAGGTGAGGCAAACAGGGTTGCCAAGAACAGAAAACCCCAGCCAGCGATGGCTGACAGCCCGGAAAGAACGGGCAATAAAAAGGCCCGGCACTTAAGGTGCTGGGCCTGTCAATAACGCTGTGAAATACGAAAAAATCACATAGGACTGAGAACTACTAACTGCGCGTAGTACCGGATACCTTTTGGTCCTTACGCAGCAGCTGCACGATTTCTCCCGCAATTTCCTTGACAGCCTCGGAGCGGATGGCATCAAAGTTTATGCCGCTCTTCCTGTTACAGACGCCTTGGATGCTGGTTGGGATCAACCCAACTTCGCCTTCACCGCCAAACACATTTTTATATCTGATGTTGGAGCATTCAATTTTCTGCTCAGATTTCTTGCCGGATATGACTTTTGATCCCTTGCCAGCGGAATCGCTGACATTCATGCTCCAACTGATCTCATAGTTGGTTGTGGTGGTATCGTAAAGAACGCTGGCATTCTTCGGAATCAGCAGTCTCGTAGCAAAATCCAGATCGCTAACCGTTTGCGTTCTGACAAGAGGATTGCCAGGCCGCTCAGTAATGCGCAACCGCGCGATGGTCAGCTTTCGCTTCGCCTCGTCTTCAACAGTTATCCACTCATCAAAATCTTCAAGCGCCTTCGGAAGCTCATCTATGAACGGATCGTTGCTGTCGGAAACGATCTTCACTTGAAGCTCTCTCTCTGCCCTTGCCTTGGCGGCCAAGTCGGGAAGGACAGTCGCCACATCTTCCTTGAGCTGCTTTTTCGAGAGGTCTGCGCGCGTGACGAACTGCAGAACATGTTGTTCAATCACTGGGTCACGCGTCGCTGTGTAGACGGCAAGAACTCCAGCAAGATCGCGCCACGCACCCGGCCCCATTGACTTGATCAGGTCAGCCATTTTTGTGCGCACAACCGGCAAAAGCGCAGCGGCCTTTGCATTGTCACTATTCTTCATGGCCGAGTAAACGGATGCATACGCTTCCAAATCCGGCAGTTCTCCATTGAGAGCTCGGCGATACTCAGACTCGTACGCTGCGCCCATGTACTTCGGCAAATCTGGATAACTCTCCTTCAGCTCAGCATTCAAAATCGTGGGTTTCAAGATCGATTGCTGCGCCAATTCCTTATAAAGAATTTGGTTGATATCTGCCGCTTGCGCCGCATCCAGCAATCCACCTCTTTGAGCATTGGCCATATACAAGACCATGTCCTTGAAGAAGGCGCGATTCTTTTCTTTATATTGAATGAATTTTTTGGTGTCTTCGTAGAACTGCAGTTGATACTGAGAACCGGCGGCATCCTTGATTCTTGCCACCAGCTTATCAACGTCGTCTCTGCCGGCCTTGGCCTCGTAGTAACTGACCGAGTACAGAGCACCAGAATAATTCTTATCCTTGATCGCCCTATCTTCATAAGTAGTAGCGCAAGCGGTGAGAAGAATGCTCAGGGCAATGGTGCTGCCAACCGTCCTCAAATTCATATCTGCTCCAAACTTTTGACACCCGAGTTTACAGGTTGTCACGCCACACAGCCATGCCCTCGCTGGAGCACTTCAGCTCTGAATGGCACATGTGGCTTCCCTTTCGCCGGGCCTGGGCTTCTTTCTTCGCAACCACCAGCCATCTCGCCCACGCAGCCGCCACGCGGCACCGGCCCTTTTCTTCGTCCACCACTGGAGATCTGCCATGGCAAATGCCATCCCACCGCGACGCCCTCCACGCAAAGCCACGGTCGAGCATCTGGGCATCGCGCTCCCAAAAACACCGCCTGACTACGACACTTCAAAGGGCCGATTCTGGATCGACGCTTACCTCCGCCATGTAGCACGGGAATCGGCCATAGAGAGCCTGATCAAGCAGAACAGGCGCCGAGACGGCATCACGACTGACGCACTGCATTTCGCGGCTGTCCTGATTCATGAGCGCGCCAGCGAAGCCCTGTCGCACGCGCTGAAAGAGGGGTTCCTGCTCTTCGCCTGGTCTGGGACGAGGTATTTCGAGGCATGCCCAGACCAGCCATGAAGCCTCCGTATCCCGAGACACCGCCGCCAACCCCTGCCGGCCCGTTCTGGCTGGCCGTCTACTTCCGCGACCTGGCCGAAGGCGCCGTGATGGAGCGCGAGGGTGCCGGCCACCCGCTGATCTGGAGCGCATGCGCGCTGCTGAGCAACGCGGGATATGCGGCGCTGGACGAGGCCCGGCACAGCGGAATGCTGCTCTACGCCTGGTGCGGCACCACCTTCTTTGACCAACCAACGGCCCGCCACTGAGCGGGCCGTTTGCATGCCGGAGACCCACATGCAACTCGCCCGCATCACCCGCCCCTCCACGCCGATCACCGATCAGGCCTTTGTCTACCGCCGCAGCGAGCACACCAACGTGGCCCAGACCTTCGCCAGAGCGCGCGAGCAACTGGCCAGCGCTGCGGCGGCGGCCACTCCACCCAAGCGCCGCACCCGCAAGACCAGCACCGCAGATGCGCCCGCCGCAACCAAGCTCCAGCAGATCCCGCTGGAACTGCCATCCCTCTGATCACTGGAGCCATATGCGCACCTTCACCATCAAATGCGGCTGCACGCAGCAGCAATTCGTCGGCGCCTGCACGCAAGACGCATGCGCCTGGGCGCTGGAGCAATTCGGAGACCGGCCCTATGTCGTCATCTGCCACCGATGACCGCGAACACCACTGGGCCAGCGATTGGCACTACGCGCTGCGGCACGCCTTCGCGCTGGCCGACGCCCACGCCCTCGCAGCACAGCACGCCAGCAGGCCACTCAGCACCCAGCGTGCCGCGTGGGCTGTCCAGTTCGACCGCTCGCGCGACCAGATCCACCGCCTTCTGCACCTTGACGGCACCCCGTCCTGACCCCGCCACATCACAGGAGACCACCATGGCCCGCCAAATCATCATTGCCATTTCCGCCGACGACGAGGGCCGTGTTGCCCTGACCACCAACCTGCCACGCCCTGTGCCTGGGCGTGGCCTGCACACCGAGGACGCGGCCGCACTGGAGCTGCTGCGTATGGCCCAGCACCTTCCCAACCTCGAAACCACCACCTACGACGCTAGCCACCTGGCGCCGGATGTGGCCGAGGCCTTCGACCTGATCCGCGAGCTGATAAACCCCGATGGCTTCGGCTACTCGGTCACAGCCGAGGTCGGCAACGCCGCGCGCCGCGTGCTGCAGATCAAGGGGCAGCAGGTCGGCCTCTCGCAATGAGCAAGAACACGCCATGGCGGGCCGAGGATGACGCCTACCTGCGGGCGCATTACCCGACCCAGCCCACAGCCGCCGTCGCTGCGCACTTGCAGCGCTCGGCCAGGCATGTGCAGCAGCGAGCCTATGACCTGGGCGTGAAAAAGGCACCCGGCGCCAAGACCCTGCGCACCGGCCGCTGGACGCACCTTGATGACCTGCTGCAGCTGCTGTATGCCGACATGCTCAACGAGGACCTGGGCGAGCTGCTGGGCATGCCCATGCAGGACATCGCCACCCGGGCCAGCCGCCTGGGGCTGCACAAAAGCCCTGCAGTGCTGTCCCAGACCTACAGCACCTCCATGCTGCGCCAGGGCCGGCGGCAGGGCCAGTTCACCGCTGGATTCAAGCCCTGGAATAAAGGCTTGCACGGATACAGCGCGGAGCTGGGTCGAAGCCATTTCAAGGCCGGCAACCGGCCGCCGACCTGGGTGCCCGTAGGCACAGAGCGCTGGACCACGCCGCCACGCGCGCTGCCACATGCAGTCCGCTACCTCAAGCGCAAGGTGGCCGAGCCAAACCGCTGGGCGCTGGTGCACCGCATCGTCTGGGAGCAGCACCACGGCCCCATCCCGGAGGGACATGCCGTCATCTTCCATGACGGTGACACCTCAAATTTCGACATCAACAACCTGCGCTGCATCCCACGCGCAGAGCTGTCCCGCAGCAACGGGGCCGCCGTCCCCATCGACCTGCTGCCCGTGTGGCAACTCACACGCCAGCTGGACCAAGAGATCAAGGAAATTGAGAAAGCCGAGCATGACCACCACCGCAACCGACACCCAGCCCACGCCGCCTGAAACCAGCGGCATGGGCCAGCTGCAATCGCTGCTGCTCCAGACCATCAAGGATCTGCGCAGCGGCGCCACCACGCCGCAGATCGCCCGCGCCATCACCGACATCGGCCAGACGCTGGTAGCCAGCTCCCGGGCAGAGATCGAGTTCGCGCGGATCACCAAGGCCTCGCGCGTCGGCTTTCTTGACTCGCCAGCGCTGCAGGCTGCGCTTCCAAGGCCCACGGCAGACGGGTCCGGCCACACCACGCCGCTGCCGCCGGGCCAGCACTGGCAAGGCCTCGTCCACCGCACCAGCGACGAGGAGCCCAAGCGATGAAACAGCATCAGCCCAAAGGCTCCATGTGCCAGACCTGCTGCGGCGGAAGCCGCGCCTGCGCAACGCTGCCCTTCGCCACCATGCCCGTCATCAAGGCCTATCCAGACGGCGTGAAAGCCGTGAAGTGCAGCGCACATCAGGCAAGCACCAGCGGACAGGCCCGCCGCTGCCTCAGTTGCGGAGCCCCTGCACCCACTCAACTCGCCGAAGGCGAGGGACTCCCCTGCGGCCACTAACCGAAATCACTCAAGAGGATTTTCATGAGCACATACCAACTCCTGCTCGCTCAGCGAGATGCGCTCGACGCGCGCATCGCTACCGAATTCAACCGGCTGCGCCAGGACTCCATCGACACGGTCAAACAGCTGTGCACCATGTACAGCATCAGCGCGGCCGATGCCTTCCCGCCGTCCAAGGCCAAGGGAAGCGTGGGCGCCCCGAAGTACCGTGACCCCGCCACTGGTGCGACCTGGACCGGCCGGGGCAAGCCGCCGAACTGGATCAACGGAAAGGACCGCGCGCCGTTCCTGATCACGCCTGCCTGAGAGGCATGAGCGCAGCGCGTGTAGCGCGCTGTCTATCCCTTTAGTTCTATAGATGAGGTTTGTGAATTCAACTCTCTTAATGCGACAACCATCGCATCAAACTCTTCTGGCGTCATTATTTTCTCCGCCTCCCGAAAGAGCCACCGATGAGACCGTAATGCTGCAGCATGAATATCCTTGGTGCTATTCCGAAGCATAGTGATAGAGGCAGAAGAAATCTGACCATCTGGAACTTCAGTGGCGCTCGCTGCCTCATCTAACGCTTGGGCAAGTGAGGAAATTGGCGCCCTCAAACAAGAAAGCATAGCTGACGTCGATGGAGTAGGGAGTTCTGCCGGATGAATTGCATCAACCATACTGGAAAGATGTCTAGTAGTTTTTGCAAGAGATGACCAGTTTGGCGCATCCTTGTTTATTCTTTCATCAGCCTTTTTCAACACTAACGCTATTTGAGCGGTACGGCCTAAAAGGCTTTGCAGTGCAGAACTTATCCTGTTCCGCTCCACCGCCAATTCTCGCTGCCTTGCTTCTTTACGTTGCGCAGCAAGCTGATACCTAACACCCCAAACGCCTGATGCGATTGTCACTATAGAGCCTATCGCCTGCACCCAGCTAGCTAGATTTGCTGAGTTCTCGGCAATTAGCCCCGCGAGACCGGCGCATACAAAGATTACTGCACAAGTTCCGATCAGGCATACCCATAAAGCTATTGCTCTATCCAGAGCAGTCCATTTCATATGGCTCTCCGTAAAAAATTGCCGAGAGTCTATCTGAAAAATAACACCACACAACTAGTGCTCGTTGGCAACGTCAACGGGATTTTTGCATTTCCACCACAGGAACTCGCACATGAAGCGTGATGCCTTCACATTGCCACTCGCATTCCCTGGCGAGTTGATCATCGATAACTTTGCAGGAGGGGGCGGCACGTCGACGGGGCTGGAAGCCGCATTCGGCCGGCCCGTAGACATCGCCATCAACCACGACCCGGAAGCCTTGGCGATGCACGCCGCGAACCACCCGCACACGCTGCACCTGTGCGAGTCGGTCTGGGACGTGAACCCGATCCAGGTGACGGGCAATCAGCCCGTGGCGCTCGTCTGGCTGTCGCCCGACTGCAAGCACTTCAGCAAGGCCAAGGGCGGCACGCCAGTCAGCCGCGACACGCGTGCGCTGGCGTGGGTCGGTATCCGCTGGGCACTGCTCACCAAGCCCCGCGCCCTCATGCTGGAGAACGTTGAAGAGTTCAAGACCTGGGGGCCGCTGATCGAACTACCGGACGGCTCTTTCCGCCCAGATCCACTGCGAGCCGGTGAGACGTTCAAAGCGTTTTGCGGGATGCTGTCTAAGGGCGTAGCCGCCGATCACCCTGCACTCGATGAAGCCTGCGAGTACCTGGAAATTGATCGCCATGGCCCTTTGGCGCAGCAGTTGCAGCGAGGCTTGGGCTATGACATCGACCACAGGGAGTTGCGCGCCAGCGATCACAACACGCCAACCATCCGCAAGCGCCTATTCTTCATCGGGCGCCGCGACGGGCTGCCGATTGTCTGGCCCGAGCAGACCCACGCCGAGCCCACAGATCGCCGCGTGATCGCGGGCAAGCTGGCGGCGCACCGCACGGCCGCCGAGTGCATCGACTTCGACCTGCCCGCCGAGAGCGTGTTTGGCCGCAAGCGGCCGCTGGTGGACAACACCATGCGCCGTGTGGCGAAGGGCCTTTGGCGCCATGTGCTGACCAGCCCGAATCGTTTCATCGTGGGACGCAAGGCGCCTTACCTGAACGAGCACGCCAACTCCAGCAACCAGCGCACCATGCCCGCCGACGCGCCGCTGCGTACGGTGTGCGCCCAGGTCAAGGGTGGCCACTTCAGCGTGGTGGCGCCCACGCTGGCCCCGCTGCGCGGCACGTCCGAGCAGCACCTTGTCGGCCCTGCCGTGGATGCCCCGCTGTCCACCGTTGCGGCCAGCGGCACGCACCACGCCCTGGTGGGCGCCAACCTGGTCACCATCGGCTACGGCGAGCGCGAGGGCCAGAAGCCGCGCGCGCAGGACATCGCCGCCCCGCTGGGCACGGTGGTGGCAGGAGGCATCAAGAGTGCCTTGGTTGCAGCGCATCTGGTGGACATGGGCCACGGCGAAGGGGCTGCCGGCGGCAAGCGTTTCAGCCACGGCATCCGCAGCCTGGAAGTGCCGCTCAACACCGTCACGGCCAGCGGCGGCACCAGTGCGCTGGCTGCCGTGCACCTGACGCACCTCACCCACCACGGCGAGCGCACCGGCAACGACCCGCGCGAGCCACTGCGCACCGTCACCGGCGCCAACCGGGGTGAGCAGGCCATGGTGGCCGCGTGCCTGGAGCAAGCCAACGGCGGGTTCTACGACGGCGACGGCCGCAGCGCGGCGGACCCCATGTCCACGGTCACATCCAGCGGCACGCAGCAGCGGCTCATCACCGCCTACCTCGTGAAGTACTACAGCGAGGGTGGCCAGGACAGCGCCTGCAGCGAGCCCATGCACACCGTGCCCACGAAAGCACGCATGGGCCTGGTGCAGACCTGCCAGGTGCCGGCCGCAACGCTGGCGCCCGAGCATGCCGAGCGCGCCCGGCTGTGCGCCGAGCTGCTGCACAAGCACCTGCCCGAGCACTTTCCCGATCCGGCCGAACTCGTGCTCATGTGGCACGCGGGCCAGTGGTGGGTGCTTGTTGACATCACGCTGCGCATGCTCAAGCCGCGCGAGCTGTTCCGCGCCCAGGGCTTCCCGCGCGACTACCACTTCGAGCGCGTGCCCGACCCGGCCCTGCTGTTCCGAGGTGGCAAGCAAGCCGCCGACCCGCGTGACGTGCCCCTCATCGACCTGAGCACCACCGCACAGGTCCGCATGTGCGGCAACAGCGTCTGCCCGCCGCTGGCCGAGGCCCTGGCGCGCGCCAACTTCGCCCACGAGGCGCTGATCTATGGAGTCGCCGCTTGACCCCGACCCCACCCCCGACCAGCTCGCTGCTGCAGCGCGCAGGCCACGTCATCAACACCACCAAAGCGCTCTGGCGCATAGAGGCAACCTCATGACAGCAACGAAGCAACAGCCCGAAATGATCCTGGCCAGTTCCCCCGAGGCCGCAAGCATTCAGACCGTCACGGGCTGGGTTTCGCGCGGCGGTCGGTTCTGGGGCAACGACGAGCTCATGGCGCGTTACTGCGGATCGACGCACAGGACCTGCGAAGCCAATCCCGAGCACGGCCCTGTCGAGAACCGCTCCTACTGCAAGGCGTGCTACGCCGAGAAGCAGGAGGCCAAGTGGCAGGCCATGCCGAAGGCGCCTCTTTCTGAGGAGCTGATGCCGCTGTGCGTATTCGACAGCGACCGCTACTTTTTTGACCTCGATGACCTGCGCGACTGGCTGGAGGAGCACGAGCTGAATCCCGAAGGTGTACGTCTCGTTCAATGCGAGCCGGTGCACGCGCAGCCAATCGACCCCAATGAGCACTTCATAGACGACCTGCCAGAGGACGGCGAGGTTCCGGACGAGCTGCGCGAGGCATTCGAGATCTTGAACGCAGCGATCAAGAAGTGCGATCCCCTGGGCTGGCGCGCCGCAAACAAGCTGGGCGTTCTGATCCCCGCCGACTTCCTCAATGACGACGACAGCACGGAGCAAGCAGCATGACAGCAACCACGACAACCGCACGCATTGACCCGCAGACGCAAGAAGAGCTGATGCGCCAAGCCGGCATATGGATAGAGCACTCGACGCTGATTGAAGACGATCTGCCGGCGCGGCCACTGGCGGCCGTGCAAGCCGAGAAGCATCAGCTGGACCGCTACACGCAACTGGTGGCAGACCGTGCCGCGGCGCGCGACTCGAAGTGCCTGGCCCAGATCGAGGAGCCTGCAGGGGCAGCTCCTGCCGCTGTGGCTGGGCCGGGCTGGCAGGCGGCGGCAGACTGGCTGCGCAACAACTACCAGGACCATCCCAACATCGCCAGCTTGTGCGATGCGCTGGTTGCCGCCGCGCCCGCCCTGGAAGCGCCTTCAGCCCCGGCTACCTCTGCGCAGGTCCAGGCGCTGCACCGCGCTCGGCGCGCGCTCCACGCCATCGGCAAGACCTACGACGACAGCGAGTTGCGCACGCGGGCGCTCGAAGCCGACGACGATATTTCCCGCATGCTGGCAGCAGCGCCCCAGGCACCTGCTGCGCCCTCGGCCGTTGCAACGCAGGTCATCGAGAACCTACTGCAGCTGGCCCGCATCGTGAACACGGCAGTGGAGGACTGGGGCGAGTCGTTCGAGGATGGCTCCAGCGAGGTCACGTTCCACAAGGAAGAGGCCGACAAGCTGGAAGAGATCCTCGAATTCTTCGACAGCCTGCCGGACGCGCCGCCAGAGGAAGGTGTGATTCTGAGCGGTCCGTCCCGGGCGGCGCGTGTGCTTCGCGCCATGGCAGCACCTGCTGCGCCCGTGGTTGATGCCGGCGGCCAGGTTCTGGGCGAGTGGCCGCGCGTCTCAGGCGTCGGCCGCGATGCAGAGAGCCCGCGCACACTGCTGCTGTACCTGCAGACAGAGGCTAGCGACGACGAGCTACGCGCGATTCACGACGCACTGCTCGACGGCGGCGCCCTGGCCACGCATGCACTGTCGGAACTGATGCACATCGGCTACCGGGTTGAGGGCGGAAAACTGGTGCCGCCGGAAAATCTCTCGGTCCGTGCGAGCGAGTTCTTTGGCGTCACGGCAGTTGCGGCCAAGGCGACAGCCGTGCACAGCGATGACGTGGCCGTTGACCGCTTCGCCGTCGAGATGAAGGCCAAGCTGGCCGCAGCCCGCGCGAAAGGCCGTGGCGGCTGGGAAACATGCCCACCCGAGGTGCTGTCCCGCATGCTGCGCGAGCACGCTGATAAGGGCGACCCGCGCGACGTGGCGAACTTCTGCATGTTCCTGTGTAGCCTGGGCCAGCCCATCAGCGTGGCAGCACCTGCTGCGCCTGCAGTGGATGCCATCAGCGACACGGCCCTGCTGGATGCCATGGAGCGCGAGCGCATCGCGGTCATCCCCGAGTTTGAAGGACCCTGGGACGCGCAGATCTTCGGTGAAGACGAGTCCACCCTGGCATGCGGCAGCGGCGCGACTCCACGCAAAGCCATCGCCGAAGCCCTGGCATCGCTCGAAGCCCGCAAGGCCCACGACGCAGCCCAGACCAAGGAAGGCGGTGCGTGATGGCAGTCATCGAAAACGCAGCAGCGTCGCCAGCCGCACTGGCCGCATGGCGCGAAAGCCTGCAGTCCATGGGTCGCACCGAACTCATGGCCCAGCAACTGGTCCAGCGCGGCGCCGAACACGCACTCAAGGAATTGCAGCGCATTGGCGTCACGCCCGAGCATTGCGCCGCGATGCTCACAAGCTCGCGCGAAGGCCTGATGCTCATCCACAAGGTCGCGGCTGCACGCGGCATCGTGCTCATGGGCTACCAAGACCCGGACGCAGCCCAGGCTGCAGCCAAGGGGGCGTGATGGAGCAAACAAAGCTCGGCTCGTTCATCGAGGCATGCATCAACACGGCCATCGGGTTCATGGTCACGCTGGCACTGACGCCTGTCGTGTACCCGCTGTTCGGGCACGCCTTCACCTTGTCCCAGAACCTGGGCATTTCCGCAATCTTCACTGTCGTGAGAATCGCTCGCGGCTACGTGATCCGCCGCTGGGCCAACGCCCGCATTCGACGCGCGGCCTATCGCCTCGCCCGAGCACAGCGCCCCACTGGGCACAAGGAGAGCACATGACCTTGCTTGAAATTCTGGCGCAGTACATGACGAAATGGCCCGCAGGCTTTGGCCGGGTGATCCAGGACGAATCCGGGGCTGTCCTGGCGTGCGCTGGCTTTGGAGAACGCTACCCACTCCTGCAACTCCCGGTGATTGCCACCGACCGCGCAACTGCCGTGGCCACCGAGGCCAAGTGGCTTGCACAGCGCGCCCAGGCGCAGCAGAAAGGACCGGCATAGCCATGCCCAGCAAGAAGCCCGAGCACTGGCGCGACAAGCGCGCGCCACACCCCGACGACGAACCCATCAACTGGCCAGCACCCGCTGGCCTTTGTTTTTGAAAGGCCCGAAAGATGATCGACGCGAAAACTGCGGCGGGCATGCTGGGAATCAGCGACCGCACTGTCTACGAACTCGCAAAATCCGGACGCCTGCATTGCTACCGTTTTGGCACTGCAGTGCGATTTGAAGAATCCGATATTGAGGAATATAAAAAATCATGCCGATCCGTTTCGACTCCCGCAACCAGCGTTGGCGCTTTGAGTTCGACCAGGTTATTGCGGGCCAGCGGCAGCGGGCTAGCCGCCTACTTCCAAAAGGCTACACCAAAGCAGAGGCACAGCGGTTCGACCTCGAAGAGACGAAGCGACTCCACTCCGTTGCGACTGGTGTCAGCAAGCCCGAGCCATTGATTGAGGATGCGGTGCTGCTCTACCTGAAGCACCATGCACCCGCACTGAAAAGCCATGCGAATATCGTCCGAGAGTTGAAGGCGTGTTTCAGTGCATATGCGGGCAAGCCATTTTCTGCGCTGCCCGCAATTGCGCTGACATATAAGCCTGTGGACGAAAATAAACAGCCAATGGCGGCGGCAACTATTCGCAACCGGCTTTCGTATCTTCGGGCTGCGTGTCGATATGCCTGGAAGCACCACGGCCTGGGAGATACCAATCCCGCCGAGCGCATCAGCATGCCGAAGGTGCGCAACGAGCGACACATCTACCTGGGGCGCAAGGAGTTCCTGGAGATTTGCCGCCGCATACCACCTGGCGGCGCGCGAGCGGCCATCCGCATTGCCTTCTACAGCGGCATGCGGGCGGCTGAGGTGGGGCTGGCCACCGCGCCAACCGGCGCCGACGTTTTCGAGCTGGCGGCCGAGGACACCAAGAACGGCATGCCCCGGGCCGTGCCGATCCATCCACGCATCGCCCACATCGTGCGCAACCCGGCGTTGTGGCCCGTGCGCCCCACGAAGTGGACGGTGAGCAAGGCTTTCAAGGCTGGCGCGCGAGCGGCGGGCTACAGCCATGCCCGGCTGCATGACCTGCGGCACAGCACTGCCAGCGAGATGATCAACGCGGGTGTGGACCTGTACACCGTGGGCGGCGTGCTGGGCCACAAGTCGGCCGTGAGCACGAAGCGGTACAGCCATCTGGCCACGAAGACGCTGAAAAGTGCTGTTGCGTTGGTTGGCAAAAAAACCCGCACACCGGCCAAGAAAAAAGCGGCCTGAACGCCGCTCTTGCAACTTCTTCGATAGCAAAGAAAAAAGGCCTCGTATTGCTACGAGGCCTTGTGTTCTTTGGTGGGTCCTGCGAGATTCGAACTCGCGACCAACGGATTAAAAGTCCGATCCGCCGAAATAGGAATAATAGAAAAGCCCTTTTTTATCAACAACTTGCAGCGATGGCCACGCTTCTGGTTTTTTCAAAGTTATGCCTTTTTCACACTATTTCAGCCTACTTTGGGCAGGTTTTGGTCATAGCAAAGAGCTGTATGGCTAGTCAGCTGTTTGCTCTGGGCTCGGCCAGTAATCCCGCCGTTGCCTCGTAGCAACGATGTGTGGAGGCTTCCAGCTCCGCGCTGATCAGCCTAAGCACCTTCCGTGCTGTAAGGAGCATCGTGGGCCTATGTAGGTGGCTACATCTTTCCTACGTCTTCCCCTCCGCAGGACAACATCCCAGCCTTCGGATCAACTTACACAACACCCTTCCAAAGGGTTAATCATGTGTAGGCCCGAACCCCAGCCACATCGACTTCACCCCTCCATCTTCCCTCAGACACACGCAGACCATTTGAAGACCTCGAGACTCTCCTTTATCAAAAATACGATTCTTTAGGCTACAGTCACGTAACAAAAAAAGCGAGCCTGACGCTCGCTTTTATGATAATTTAAATATACTAATCGCTTAACTTTTCCACGATTAGAGCAGCGCCGCTACCTGACTGCAAAGTCACCGCCCCAAGCATTCCAAAGAATTGAACATTCAGTATATCGCCGGCACTCAAAGTGATAATTGATTCACCATCGAATCTTGAGACGCTGGTCGCTGTATTCTCTGTAAGCGCATCAACTGCTGCACCATTCAACAGAACCCTTGCCGAAACAAGCATATTGTTAGTAATTTTAATAGAATATTTAACTCTATACCTGCCGCTCGAAGCAACCGTAAATATCGTATTTGAACCATTGACCACAAAACCAGAAAGATTCTGCGAGTTAGGTAATGGAATATCGGTCCCACCGAGAACCACAGCTATTACAGAACCGCTAGTGTTGTGAGCAGCCATTGAGGTGGCAGTAGTTCCTCCAGCCCCTGCTGGTCCGGTGGGGCCCGTTGGGCCAGGCAAGCCAATATCACCCTGCGCCCCCGTGGGACCTTGAAGGCCCGTGGCACCAATGGGGCCTTGAGCGCCTGTCTGGCCCGCTGGACCTTGAAGGCCAATCGGACCTGTGGGTCCCGCCGGGCCTGCCTGGCCAGTGGCGCCAGTCGCGCCTGCCGGTCCTGTGGCCCCGGTCGCTCCGGTGGCTCCTGTCGGGCCCGGGTTCCCCACAATCGCGCCTGCCGCGCACTTACCCAGTCGTCCCGACGCGTCGTCATAGCAGGCCACGCTGCCAGCCTCCGTTGTATTGGACAGGTTGGGCAGATATACATCGCCTGTTTCCATCACCCGGAGCCGCTCTGCATTGCCTGCATTGTTCTTGATGACGAATCCACCATTGGCCGGTGGTGTGATGGTGATGTCGGCACCGCCAGGAGCCGCCATTGCAGCGCCGCTCAAGGCGATGGCCGCGGCGAAAGAGACAGAGCGCAGCGTGAATTTCATGTTTTTCATGGTCTGGAAGTGGTGTAATCAACGTTGTGCAGTGCGGCGCTGACGCCAGAGCGTCAGTCCCATCAGCAGAGAAAGAAGTACCAACCCGTATTCGCTCAATGTGGGAATGGCCGCAGCCGATGGGCCGGGACCTGCACCGATCTGCACAGTGGGCGGAACCGTCGCATTGGTGCGTACCACCGTCGCACCGGGACCCAGGTTGATGACCGCAGTGCCGCTGGCAGCCTGCAGCACCACAGGCTGACCAGGCACTCCCTCGACGGTCAGCGTCCCGAGCACGGTGATATTTGCCCCGACAGGCAGCACAAAGGTGCGGCCCGTGCTGCTCTTGATGGTCAGGTTCTGCACGACCAGGGTGCCGCTGAGCTGGCTGGTGTTGCCCGGATCGCAGCCGTCGCGCAGCTCGATCGTGTTGTTGCCGGCATTCAGTGATCCGTTGATCTGCAGGTCACCACCCACCGACAGCGTTCCGCCACTGTTGGTGATGGCGGCGGTACTTGCGAACGTAGCCGAAGAATCGACGGTCAGCGCGCCTCCCAGGTCCAGGGTTCCTTGCATGTCCAGCGCAGAGCAGGACAGGTCCACGGCCCCGCCCGGCGGGACAACCAGAGAGCTGCCCGGTGGATAGGACCACTGGGCCGCTGCGTTGGAGGACAGCATGAGGGCCAAGCCTGCTCCACCCAGACATCGCCAAAGGGAAAACTTCATCAGACAAGTTCCGTTGAACCTGAGCGCAAGGTGCGCACAAGTGAAATGATTGAAAGTGTCAATCATTGTCAACAGAAACAAAAAATTAATGATTGAGTTTTTCAACCAAGAAAACATTCGCGTTTGGCGCAAGAATCCGCAGCATTAATTCCAGCGGACGGGCTCTGCCGTTCCCGATTCCGGAGGCGCATCGCTAATCCATCTTCTGATTCACGGTCTCACTTGATCGCGTTTAGCAGGGCCATCGCCGCCGCCCATCATGAGGTACATTGATGGAGATAACGCCAAGCTCGAACAGGTCAATGCCGCCATCGGCGGCGCTTTAGGGGGTCTGCGGTATGCACTACCTCGCGGACGGAACTCCCTCGAGGCTGTCAGTCTTGGCAAGACAGTGCTGGCGCATGCGAGCCAAGGCTTCGCAAGGCTGGTTGATAGCAAAGTGCTTTCACCGACAAAAGCAGCCTCTCCGCCATCCTACTTTATTGCGGCCAGTTGGCTGATTCTCTGCATTGCGTTGTAGATTTCGCCAGCCATATACGAAGAAATCTCTTCACTGCTCACACCAGGAACGAGGGCAGCGCTTCCCTTGTCAGCGGAGGCAATCCAATGCAGTTTAAACAAAAGCTCCTTCAGATCGGCAGTTTCCATTACATCGGACATCCACCCGTGAAACTCCAGAATGACCTCCGTACGTTTATCGCCATCCTTCGCCAGCTTGCAAAGCTGCTGAAACCAAGACGCATCACGCAGGCATTCTAAGAATTCAAGCACTTCCGGTTGATATACACCCTCCTGTCCATCAACCAAGAACTCTTTCGTCGGCGCAAATGTATCACGGTAGCGGAGGAGCGCCTGCAATTCACCAGCATTGATGTCAAAATCCAACGCTGCTAACTTCTTACGCGGCCCTTTTAACCAGCGCAGTTTCACCTCATGCAAGTCGCTTGCAATGAGCCGCGGAATCTGACTCACATCCTTCTCATACATCTGAATATCCTGAACGAGCAAAGGACGCGTCCCCAGTAAAGTGGTTCTGGCGGCCTCACCAGCGCGGATGATCCAATAAGCTTGTTCCTTATCTTTGGCGCTGAAGCTATTGGAACTCTGAGCAATGAACTGAATGTACTCAGCCATTTTCCAGGCCATCACCGCCCAATAGCGGTGATCTGTCAGCTTCTCTCGGGAAGGCGATTCGTCATGAATATACTCATTCCATGGACCGCTGGGCACAGTTCCGATGGCGGCAACCACTGCGGTCTTTTCATGGGTTCCCAACCATCCATAGCCATGAGCCTTGCCCCCTTCGAAAACACATAGAGCGTAGTCTTTACTGCTCTCCTCTGATTCAAAGCGGACGAAGCTTCCATCTCGCACAAAAGAAGCCAGAGCCTCGAACTGTTCGGATACCTGTTTGGTTATTTTATCAACATCAATCTCATCAATTATCAGCAGAGTTTTTTGATATTTTCCATGCCAGCCAATAGCTGCCATTGCGGCATCCAACGGCATATCCTCTGCAATCCATCCCTTGTCCTGCAGAAGCTTGGAAATCTCCTTGCCTTGCTTCTTGGCAATCTTGATGTTGATTTCAGTCTGACGAAAAGCGATACCCATTGCCAATTTCCTCTGAATATTTATCGCAAGCCTTGACACAGCTTCAGGCGCACGCATGAAACGCCCTCCCAGGCGCATGCGTTCAAGTTACGAACGCAGCTTCCCGCAGACGGAATATAGCCTCAGAGCACCCTCCGGAAGTTGACGCTTTGTCCAGTCATCACCACCTGCGGATCTATTCTCAAGCGAAGCCTGCCATTCAGAAACGATCATTCCTCGGGCGCCGAAGAGTTCGAATAATGGCTCTCAGTCCTGCCGTATTTCTTGGCCGTCGCGGTGAGCGCACAAGGGCCGTGGGCCGCTCGGACGCCCTGCGTTCCGCGCAGACCTCGCTGCGTACTGCCTCCTTGCGTACCGACTGCTCGGCCTTGTCCTGGATGCGCTCCGACAGCACCCAGCTCCAGTCATCACGCTCAGCGCCTTGCGGATCGCCCCCCTGGCTGATGTTCTGCTCTGCTGCGATCTGCCTCAGGCCCTTGATGCCGGCCCTGTAGTCCAGCTTGATGCGTTCCCACTGCGGAAACTGCCTGTATTCCGTGCTCATCCCTCGAAGCTGGCAGGCTTGGGACGACCACCGCAGGGCCAGGCCGCCTAGCCGGAGTAACTACCAAGTTTCAGTGATAGACACAATATACACAAATTCATACAATTTGCAGCGCGTTTGGTCATCAAACAAAAGTTCAGCAAACAGAGCTAGAGAGATTGCGCCGATCTCCAAAGTAAGGGAACAACATGTCTTCTGGGGTTTTCCGCACATGGGTGCTAGGCGGCATCTTTGCTCTTGTCACCTACACCGGCTCTGCAAGCGCACAGCTGACCTTGTCCGCGTCCCACACCGATGCCTCTTGTAACGGGGCAAACAACGGCACGGCCACTGCCCAAATCACCCAGAACGGTGTTGCGCCCTTCACCTACTCATGGAGTCCCTCTGGAGGCACAAACGCTACCGCAACAGGGCTCATAGCAGGCACCTATACAGTTACGGTTACTGACAATAACGGCCTGCAAGGAACAGCGTCTACGACCGTTGGACAGCCCGAAACATTGTCAGGCACACAGTCGCATATCAATCCCGTTGGAGGCAACAACGGTAGCGCAACAGTTGTCGCGACAGGGGGGACTCCTGGCTACACTTACTCATGGACCCCCTCCGGTGGCGCAGCGGCAACCGCGACAGGACTGGCTCCCGGTCAATATTCGGTGACCATCACAGACTCCAAAGCCTGCCAAACCACGCTGAGCTACACGCTTGTAGCTCCTGCCGCCTCAGTGCAATCAGTAAGCGTCCCCCCCGACGGAACCTATAGTGCTGGACAGAGCCTGCAGTTCACTGTGACCTACAGCGCTCCCGTGACCGTCACAGCTGGCGGCACGCCCTCAATTCCTTTGACGATTGGTTCAACTCTGCGGCAAGCGAACTTCGTCGGTGGCAGCAACAGCTCCGCCCTGACCTTCATATATACCGTGCAGCCAGGTGATGTTGACGCAAATGGAGTGTCGTTAGGAACCGCTATCGATCTCAACGGGAGCACGATGACGAGCGGTGGCGCCAACGTTGTGCTGAATTTGGCGAACGTAGGCGCCACGACCGGCGTACTGGTGAATGGACAGCAAAACCAGAACATCACGTTCCCAAACCCCGGCGACCAAACTTTCGGCACAACGCCAACACTGACCGCGACGGCCAGCTCCAGCCTGCCGGTGGCCTTCAGCGCAAACACAACTGCGGTGTGCACGGTCACCACGGGCGGCACGCTGACTTTTGTGAACACAGGCTCTTGCACCGTTGATGCGAACCAAAGTGGTAACGCAAGCTACCTGCCTGCATCACAGGTGTCTCAAACCTTCATGGTGAATGCAGCGGCACCCGGAGCCCCCACCATCGGCAACATCGCTGCAGACGACGGGCAGGCTACGGTAACCTTCACTGCACCTGCTTCCAATGGCGGCGCGCCCATCACAGGCTATACCGTGATCGCGACCCCCGTGGCCGTGCCCGGTGCGCCTGGCGTGATCACTCAGCAAGGAACGACATCCCCCATCGTCGTGGCTGGCCTGAGCAATGGCTTCACCTATAACTTCACGGTCGCAGCCTCCAACGGGACAACCGGTGCAGCCTCTGCAAGCACACAAGCCACGCCACGCAAACTGCAACTGGTGAGCGCGCCCGGCAGCGTGCCTGGCATGACCGGCATACCGTCTGCCACGATGTCCGGCGGCGGCACCACTTGCACGCTGCAACCTGGCGGCGGCTTCGGACCTGTGACCTCCACCCCACCGAACCTGCAAGCGCCCAGCGGACAATTCGCTTTCAGCGCCGAAAACTGCACCGGATCTGTGACGATGACTCTCACCTATCCCAGCGCTCTCCCCGAAGGCGTGCAGTTCCGCAAGCCCGATGGTGTCGGCGGCTGGTTTGACCCTGCGACCGCGCTGAACGTGATCGTGGACAGCGCGCGCACCACGGTGACCTACACCATCACGGACAACGGCGCTGGTGACACCAACCCTGCGGCGGGCGTGATCGCCGATCCGCTCGTGCCCGTGCTGGCAGCAGCCCCAACAGGCGGCGCAGCAGCCGTTCCCACGCTCAGCGAATGGGGCGCCATCCTGATGTCTGCCCTGCTGGCAATATTCGGCATGCGCCGCATGCGCCGCCAGCGCTGATGCAGGCCTGACCTGAAAAAGCAAGGCCCGCAACTGCGGGCCTTTCCTTTGTCCGGGCGTCTACAGGCGGCGCGCGGCGATCAGCAGGCGCTCGGCCAGGGTGGGCTTTGCAGCCAATCGTCCTGCCGTTCCCAATACACCGTCGCGGCCCGTGGCCGCGCGCGCTATCAATGCCGTGCCCAGCGCACCACTCACAAGGCGGCCCATGCCACTTTCCGCACGCCGGGCATGGCGCAGCGCCAAGAGGCCGGCACCGAGCACCAGCCAATGCTCTCCCGTGAATCCCTTGCGAGAGTCGTCCCACTTGCGCAGGTCCTGGATCTTTTCTGAAATCGCCAT